CCGGCATAGACATCAACTGCACTTACTGTTGCCACTGAGACAGATTGAACAGTTACAGTAGCTCCACCAAAGATAGGCTCGATTGCATAAGAAGTCGTAGCCAATAGATTGGCATCTGCCAGACTCATAGGCTCAGAGAAGAATAACTCGACCCTAAATCCTGTCTGACAGACTGCCGTGGTAGCAATGGGTGCTATGGTATCTACGGAGCCATAAGAATCTACTCCATAGGAATCCCCACCATAACCGGAATCCACAGTGAAGGGATCGCCTGGACCGAGACCACTACCAAATCCACTGATACCGAACGGTGATAGCCCAAAAGCCATTGACTTGGATCTCCTCTTATACTGTCTGGACCAGGAAAGCAGGATTGAAGTACACTCTGAGGGTTGACTCAGCAATAGCTACGGCTTGAATCTTCTCCCCTACTCCAATTGGTCTGGTGTGTGTCATCGTACCTGCTGCAGCGGGAGACAAGAAAAGCACCCCGCCAACAGTCCAACCCCATGTATCCAGACGGAAGTATCCCTGTCTCAATAGGGTGATTGAAGCATCCGCAATAGCGGCGACAGTTGCTAAGGCTGCTACTGGAGCCTTCACGGATGGGAAGGCATCACCAAACGCCTTCCACCATTTCCCATCTGAATTCAAGTACAGGACATCGCCAGCGACTACAATCTCTCCCACTGTTCCAACTGTGGTTGTCCCCTGATATCCAAGAGTGGCACCCGGAGGGGACAACATGGTGTTGAGACCATTGGAGAGATCATAGACGATGCCATCTTCATCTACACACTTAGGCTTTTTGTCAGTTCCATAGTAGAAGGTGCCCTTAGCCAGGGTAAGCCCTGGGGCTGCCTGGGGTTCCAGTACCAATGTAGTGGGGTCGATGACACCCGGAACCGTCAACTTCCCTGTCACGGCGTTGTAGACCAACTGAAGTTGTGCCGGATTACCAAAGGTGACTTCCCCAGTTCCCGAACAATACACGTCGATAAAGGTGGGGAAAGTTCCTGCCTGAAAAGTAGCACCACCAGCTAGAGTAAAGTCTCCAAGGTCAGTATTGATAACAGGGTTGCTCGCTGTGATGTAGTAGATATCGGCAGCTGGCCCTCTATCATATGTCTGGATAGTAATCACACCGGCAGGAGCCGATGCCCAAACCAATCCTCGACCCAAAGCATTAATTGTAATGACAACATCAGCAGCGGCGTCTCCAAGGGCGACGGGCACTGTCAATAGTCCCATAGGGGTACCAAAGTACAAAGTACCCGCTGCTGTACTGGCAATAGCAGCTACGGTCGCAGCAAGGGAAGCAGGGGTGGCATTCTGCCCCATTACTAAACGTACTGTGCCCTGTATCTGGCCAGCTTTGAGTGTGGCCGGTGTGGTGATAGCCACACTAGTATCCTCGTCGATTCCAGGGGCAAGCCAGATTCTACCTGTAGCGTCAGACCCCGCATGCACAGTATCACTGAGATAGCTACCCCCCTGAACGATTACAGGAGCAGCCAGTGGACCCGCACCGGCCCGGAAAGATGAGTCCCCACCTCGAATGATGGGCCACCCCACATGTCCATAGGACACCTGATTGGTACTCTGTGTCTGGATGCGCAGTCCATAGTTATGGAAGAGGCCCCCATCTAGAATTGAAGCCCCCTGGACGATACCAGCCGGAAGAGAACGGGGATTTCCTGCCCCAGGTGTCAATTCAGCCGACCAAACCAACCAACCCATATTTGCTACTGGCCCTGCAGCCATCAAGTTGGGGTCAAGGTCGATCTCAGGAGTGTCAAAAACCCCCACTTTGATGTTACGCTCGATATGCAAATTAGCATTCGTGTCGGCATAAGTTCCACCAGGAGTGGTGGAAACGGGGTGGGTCGACCCAGAGATACGCACCGCACTCTGATCTGCCACAATCTCCCTACCAAGCCCTGCGCCTCTCGTAGGGGGTGTCAAGGATGAGAGACCATCATATGCTGCATCTAATCCTGAGTACCCACCTCCAAGTGCATTGGGGAGAGTGGAAATCATTACCAGATCGTCTATGGCATCCTGGGAGTTGGTTGATGCCAATCGCTGTGCTACAGGCACAGCAGGAAGACCAGCATGCACATCCCAGGGATCAGTTAGGTCTGGCACGTACCGAATAGACTTGCCTTGTGACTCGTAAGTAGACGTAGTTGGGTTTGCTGTGGGGAGAGTTACAGCTGTATAGATGGTGTCCGAAAGCCTGAAAGTGGTGGCACCTGCACAGGCAGCCGTATCGAATGTTATGTTGCCTTCAACTGTGCAATTCCGCAGTGTGGCAGAAAGGGTCCCCGCTTTTGGCCCCCCATTGAACAACAGTGCGTTAGCTGCTGTCACCACAGATATCTTGGACTTTTCAAACAGGTTTATGGAAGCCAGAGAATGCAACCCCACACAAGCAGCGGTCGTAGTGGAGATAGCAGCATCGACCAGATTGAAGGTGTAGTTAGTCGCCAAGGCGAGGTTATTCACTCGCATGGCGCTGGATGTAGCCCGGACAAAGGATCTGTCCAGTTCTGTGGTCCCTGTCACTCCATTGATCTCTACAGCATAGTGGGCGGCACCCGCTGTAGATGCATCTGAAATCAGGGTGCCATAGGTTTTGACCGTAATGGCAGCCGTGCCGTCCCCCATGACCAGGACAGAACCGCCCCCTACTGCCTGCTGTGCCAATACAGACTCAAAGAGGTAGAGAGATCCCGTGAGGGACGGAGCCAGGGCATCAATGGACAGTGTGTCAATGCCAGCAAGATTGGAAGTGAGAGTCACCCCCCGAAGAATGTAGACATCCCCGGCTGCTGCACTGAAGAGCGTATGCCCGAGTGCCTGTGCTTGCACAATGACATCGGGAACATCGGTAGGGGTCTGTCCCTGAGTCTTATGCCCCAATCCGATCAAGTGCACATGGGGGTGAAGGATCAAATCTTCCGAGTAGACACCTGGCTGGATGTAGATCAGATACGGTTCTGTAGCACTTACAGCGGGCTCCCCCCGGGCAGCAGCCGCAAGGGCATACGTGATCGCAAGATTGATACTACTGAAGTCCCCAAATCCTTGTGCTTTGACCGTTGCCCCTGTTGCTACCAGATCCACAGGATCGGTGCCAGGAACCTCAAAGGTATTGGTCCGATCATCAGGGGTCTGTGTATTGTCCCAAGTAGAGCGGCCCCTATTGGCGTCGACCACTAAGATACGCCCGCTCGTGCTGACACGTCGAACAAAGAGCCCCAGCTTTTGGAGACTCAGGTTTTCGTCATTCGCCCAACCGGCCGTATCAATATCAGCTGGAATCTGTTCGCTACCGTCATTCTTCTCTCCACCGGCTACAAGCCCAATGGAGCCAAACTTAGTCTCATACTGGACTCGCAGATATCTTGTATCCTCAGTGGGAAGTCCTGAATCCGTTACAAGGCGCACCATGTAAGCGCCTTCATAGTCCACCGTAAAAGCCGTTGCAATGGCATTAGGGGCCGTCATGGCGGCAGTAGACGGGGTACCATCCATCGCTTCAGGGGCGAATGTCAGGGACCAATTGTACGTGGTATTGGGGCCTCCCGTACAGGTACAGGTAACCACGGAACCCTTATACGCATCTGAACGGCTGGTAACTTGTACCACACCAAGAATGACTGTCTGGAACGCAGCTGACATGGAAAACCTCCTCTACTTGCTACCTACTCAAGCCTTAGATAAAGAAAAACGATGATGCGTCCTCTGTACCCACTAAATGAGCTTCCTGCATCCCCAACCGATCTACAGTCACAGTATAGGACTGTCCTGTTAGTACATTTGCCATCCTCTTCTGTAACCTCAAGATGCTCTTAGCGAGTCGTACTTTGTATGTGGGGTAGATAACTTGCCCCTTAACTCCCCCTATGCCAGGGGCACCCACCGTAAAGGTAGTGGAGGACGGAACAGTGGCCACATTGTGGAAACCATTCAAAGTCACGTCGGAATGGCCCACGATTCGAATTGCACTGTACCCGGACAACACTTGAAGATCATGTGGCTGAGTGGTCGTAAAGAGGGCGTCCGGAGCAGCGGAAGACCCGACGATATCTAACCCTATGGGATCCCCCACAGGACCATGTGTTTTCTCTCCTAACAATGTCTGAAGCCGATACGTCTCAGAACCCGTCGTGAATGCAAAGGTAATAGTTGTACCCTCCGGTAATCCGGACATATCTACGTTTGTAGTGATTACATCTCCGGTGATGGAGGCAGTACCAGTTACGGTAGCAGACGTGGTAAATGCTACAGTAGATGTCCGATCTCGACTGATGGGAAAGGCCACTGCTTCCACCACCCGGAATACCCCCACATTCGCCCCACTGGTGATAGTGAGATTCGACCCAGGCAGGATATTGGAGAAATCCCGGGTCAGATCCTGGAATAGACTCCTATCCGAAAGGGTCACACCAACCGTCCCTGACAGATGTTTGGCCCCCAACCAATACCGCCTGAAATCATCGTAGTAATGTGCATTCAAGTCCATGGAAAGGCTATCAGTGAACACGGGAACCAGGGAATCCTGGAAGACATGCCGGTATTCGTAGATCGTTTCAGCCGGGGCCAAAACATCCAAGACCAACTTCAGGTTCTCCTGTAGGGTTACCGGATCTACCGGAAATTGGGTGCCATTTGCTACAGAGATGTTGACTTCATAGAGGAATTCATCAGATAGGGCATAGCCCGATTTGGGATCGGATCGTCGTTCAATGCTCGCCTCAACGACAGACATGAGATCATCTGTCAAGAGTCCCACGGCCTGCTCAATAGTGAGTTTGGTCCCACCCGCTAAGAGCAATGCCACCATGCCCTTTAGGAACTCTCGATAAGAGATATCCCCAGAGATGGTTGGATTGTTGCCGTCCTGTCGTCTGAAGATCAGACTCCGCAATATCTGGTGGATGAATTCAGGCCGGGTAAAGTCATAGTCGGAGTCAGAGAATACCTCGGATGCGGACACTTGAATACGGGCCATTTCCTCAGCAGCCGCTTGAAACTGCATGGTATAGAAAGGCCCTTTCACTTGACTCACATAGTTCGATGGGAGCAAACCCATGAAGGTCTTGAGCGTCTTCTCAGCCAATGCCTTGACCTTAGACTCATACTCTTGTCCAGAGAGGCTGACAGAAGCTACTCCAGACGGTAATGAATCAGGAAGGGTCTTGTCAGGACGGTCAGCCATGGCGCACCGGACTCGAAAATTTGTCAAGCATGCTTTATCTCCAATGCCATCTAAGGGCATTATACGACACAAATTTGCACTCGGATGGACGCACCACTTTGGTGAGTCGCTTCCCAGTGCCTATTGAATGCAAGCTGATTCTCTCGTTTGACGTGCCGCCTACATACGCAAGTCCGTACCGGGGGTGTTGCACGAGTGTTCCTCTCCTGAAACCCATCGATCTGGTACCACCATGTGATCTTCTCAAACCACCTTTAGCTGGTACCTCCAAATGCAATGCCCGTCTCCGGTAATCCAGAGGGGCTATGCACAATAAGCGCCCCGATGTAGGCTGTCGTTTTATTCCCAGCCCATAAAGGGCTAGGACAAAACTGTCCACACAATGGGCATCAAAGACTTCGTCCATCTTCCTTGACGTCTTTTTCAGCCCAAGGTCATCCCTCAAAGCCTTAGTCTCATATCCCGCAATCAAAACCAAGGGGAGATTCAGGACACCAATTTGATTAGCAAAATAGGTCTTTCCTGCCTCCAAAGGCGAGAATGACCGATTCCACTTATGTTGGCCTTTCTTGGTGGTTGCCTTGATGTCCTCAATTACCACCTTGGCGATTGGGTAGACTCTCATCAACGCTTTGACTATGGTGAGTTTCCAATCCCATCGGGCCTTCGTTGACGGCGGGATACGATCCTGTGGCATTGACCGATTGCTACGATTAACCCGGCAAGGCGTATTCCTGCCCCGCCGTGCCCGGCGCAGTATCGCCCTGCTCTCTAACTTTTCCTTGATCTTGGTTTTGGCATCCAACTGAATGTGAATTAGGTCTGTGAGTTCTGTAAGAACGGACACGCCTTCTTTCTTTGAACCTGGATCAACCCCAATGACCACAGGTTGGATCACATAACCAGATGGCTCTACATTGAGTCGGGCACAGAAGATACCGAGTTCGTTCACGAACGGGGTTGCCTTCCGTGTCGAGACCCACAACTCCACCCGCCTTCTTCGTGCTGGCATAAGAGGTTTGCCTTGAGATGAGACCACAGGGATTCTCTTGGCGAGTGATGGAAAAGACTTCATGCCTGTAAGAGCAGCAAGTTTTTCCATCTTCGCCACTGACCCTGACAGAAGTACAGAGCTTGACGAGCACTCCGTACATGCTTGCCCTGCTGTTGCCGTACCGGCAATAGCTTCGCAGGATTCAGTTGAGGTTCTAACGGTTTCCATCCCTCCCTCTTAGGCTAATCCCAGTACTCTGAAACCCAATCTTTCAAGTTTCATCCGGAATTCTCTGTATCCTCGTCATAAGTCAGAGAGATATCCCCGGCTGTAAGATACTCCACCGCTGTGGTTCGGATATCCTGCACCCCCGTAGACTCCTCAACCTTATAGGTAACTGCATACGTATAGTCCGTGGGGTCCCCACCTGTGGGTAACGAAATCAGGACTCGATTCTTGGTCAACAGGACGCCTTGGGCATAGCGTTCGTTCACATCCGTCATGTCCGGGAAGTCAATCTGGAGTGTGGCATCATCTGAATACCCCGGGATGACTAGCCCGTCATTTCCAACGATGTAGGCATTTCCACTCTGCGCTTTGAGGGGCATACCCAGAGAGTTCAACGTGCCCGTGAGTAGATTCAAGGCTGTCTCATCCTGTGTGACCCCCCGGAATTCTGTGATTGCCCCGCCCCCATTACTGGTAGGAGACGACAGTACGTCTTTGATCAGGTACACATCTACCAACGATGTGCCCCAGGCAGTGATCTTCTCCAGATCTCCGCTCTCGCTGGTATCCAATGTCTCTGCCAGCACCGTAGTCCCAACTGCCCGAGCTACAGTCGTAAGGGGGACCACTACGTAGGAGACTCCCGTAGTCTTCTTGATGGTTTCGATTACATCCGAAACTCGGAGGGGCGATCCTAAGCCTTTCTTGGCGAACATGGATGTGATGTTGGTTCTGATAGCCCGATCCACTACAGACGGATCAGAACCCTTCAAGAGAACCACCGTTGCCCCCACATCTACTAGAGTCTTGATCGCCTGCTTGACCACCACATCGGCAGTCAATCTCCGCTGTGGCTCCAGGTCAGCCTGGACGATAGACACTAGGGCATTGGATCGGTAAGCAACAGTGAAGTTCTCGTCATGCTCATAGTCGATCAGAAGAGACTGTCCAGAAGTGATTNTGCTCGTCTCCGTCCGTTGAATGCCGATTGCTGCCACACTGGGGTCACTGGGAACGATGATCCGATAATCAGGGGTGAGTACTCCAGTGGCAACAGGCTGATACTGGACTGTTCGCCCCACATTCCAAACTTCGATGGTGAGGATATTAGACCCAAAGAAATTCAGGTACTCTACGTAGTCCCCTAGGATGACATGAGTTTCCCCGGTCACAGT